TTTTTAGTAAGAAATTTTATAATATTACTTCCAAGCATACCATCTTTACCTATTGGTAAATTATCTAAGTTTGCAAGAATAGGGCTATAAAAATCACCACGATCTGTAATAGGGGTTACATCCGCATCTAACGGTCTAACTAAAGGAGCTACCTCTGATTTAGGTTTAGTAGGATTTACACCCGGATCATCAGAATCTATTGTAGGTTCTAATTCTGGTCCTTGATTATCTCCAATAGCTACAGTCTTTACTACGTCAGCACCAACTCCCTGTAAGTTAGCATTTTTACTTTCTCTTAAAAATTGTATATCGCCTTTAGTTAAAGCTTTTAACTTACCACTTATATCAGCTTTAGTTGATGTTGGTATTGCTTTATTTATAATTCTTCCAGATTGTCTAACAACACTAGCAGCAGGTATTATAGCAGAAGCATTTAAATAATCACTAAGTTGAGCTTGCCTAGCTGCAGTCATTTGTTCTGCAGTAGCTCTATTTTCTGTAATACCTTCTGGTAAATAATCAGATAAACTTTTAGTACCTACATTTTTAATAGATTTAACAACACCCGAACCAAAATCATAAGTAGTTTTAATAGGAGCTTTTACAAAGTCTACACCACTTTCATATATACCAGTTCCAATAGCTTTACCAACAGCTACAGGATCATCATAAACAGCTTTTCCAAACTGTTCTATTCCTTCTTGGACTATAGTTGCCCTACTATCACCTTTTAAATAACTTTGATCTTTAATATAGTTTGGTATATTATCTTCACCATCACCAATAATAAAAGGGTCTTCACNACCTATACCACGATTTTGTTTTTGTACAGNAGGTGAATACTTATTGTTATTAGAACTAATATATTCTCTCATACTTTCTATTAGAGATTTTTCACGTTNAGCCATTAACTTGATCCCTAAGTTGTTTTAGTTTACGAAATGCAAATGCTTGACCTTGTAACCTATAAAAACTATTTGTATCTAATACTTGTTCCATTTGAGTATGTACAGCAGAAATTCTTATATCTAATTCTTTATCAAATGCTTTCCATATTTCAGGAGTATTTACCAGTAGTTTTAAACTCACTGTATTGGTCCTTGTCCAGTGTTACCTGAGAAGCCCTGTTCTCCCGGTTGAGGGGCTGTTCCTGTTCCTATGGTCCCACCCCCGCTACCTTGTGTATCCTGTACCTGTACGCCAGCAGGGCCAGCATCAGGGGGTGCTGCTCCGGGTGGTGGTGCTGGTGGTGGATTTTCCTCTTGAAACTTTTTAAGTATCTCAGCTTGTATAGCAGCATCAGACATAGAGTTTACTAATTTATCTGGATCAAGATCCATAGACTTACAAATTTCACGGATAATATAATCCATTCTTGCAAAAGGGGCAAGTACAGGATTTTGTACAACCTGTAAAAATTGCATAAGTCTTTGACTGCGAACTTCATTAGCCATAAGGCTTTCTGTACCACGGGCTTTTACCTCCAAGTCTCCTTTGATTTCTTCATCAAAATCAAACTGCATATTAAAACTATAGAAAGCTTTTGCCATAGGGCCAAGCAAGTAATCATCAACGTTCTTAACTACGTTACGAATACTACCATTAGCTGCCGACATAAGCATAGATATACCAGAGGCAGTACGTCCTACACCTGACACACCTGTTTGACCATGTGCAAAGGATGGGAAGCCTGTAGACTCATCTGAAAGAACCCTTGCCTTATCAAACATCTGCATGTTCTCATTAGATACATTAGGAAACTTAGTTCCAAAAATAGCTTGTCCGGGTGCGCCACCTTGACGCCTAAAGACTTTACCCGGATACACAGAAAGATCTTGCCCCGGCACTAAGTTTGTTTCGTCTACCTCTATAAGCATATTACCAGATAACGCAGCATTGTCAACTGCCATCCTCATAAAACCATTCATAAGAGTTTGAGTGTCATCCATGTTTTCAGCAAGACCAACACCAAATATGTTATAAGGGTTTATTTCATAAGGAACTGAATAGTAAGGTATGAGTGAAGGAGTAAAGGGATTCATAACTAAACGTAATACTTGATCATTACAAACCCAAATATTTACACTTACTTGATCAAAATCTTTTAACTCTTTAGGTATATCAACATCATGTTCTTGAAGTATTTCTGTATCTACATTACCCCAAAATTCTAAAACCTCAAAACGTTGTGAGTTTGCTTCATTGGCATCATCTTCCATAGCTTGCTCCCACCACTCTTTAGTGTAGGATTCTCCCATAGAAATAGCAAGATCAATAGAATTTGATCTAAAGAAAGGTCTATTCTTTAAACCTCTTATTTGTGAACGAGACATTTTATGACGTTCAATTATATATTCAGCTTCATCCATGTTCATTGCATCAGGGTCTGGATAGAAGTTCCATATAGATACAGAAGAAGTTTGAGGAATAGTTTTTATAGTGGGGGTGTACTCACCTTCTTCAGACCAGTTAGGATACTCTTTGTCTATTGCAAATGGACCCTTCATAACTCCTGTGCCAAATAATGCACATTCAAAAGCAGCAACACGTAGTTGTTTATTTGCATTTGATTCTTCTAGCTGATCATGAATTTTCTTTTCCATCTTCTTTGCTGCTACCATTGCAGGGTGTATTGTTATTGAAGTAGGAGTAGTTCCCGGACCTTCTTTAAGAATATCCATAACAGGTTCTAATTTATCCTTAAGTCCTGCAAGACGTTCTTGTAGTTGAGGGATTGTTTCACCGGGAAGAAGTTCAGGTTTTTCTCCTGTATCTTTTGTAGCATCTTGAAGTTGTTTATCACTTTCAAAATGTACTGAACTTGCTACACCTTCTGGTAAGGTAGTAGGTTCAATAGTAATTGGAAATTTATTATTACCAAATAATACTTCTACAATCTGACCATAAGCAGCAAGTACTTTTGTTTTAGTTACTTTGACAAAGACTCTTGATTTTTCTGTAGAAGTAAATTGTACATCAGGTCCATACAAACCACGATAGTTTCTATAAGCTTGAATCCATCTACGTTCTTCAGTATCTCTAGCTGTAGAAGCTTTAGAAAATTTATCTTTAACTAGCCCAACAATAGTTCCAGCATGAGGGTCATCATAAGAATCTTCTTCAGTATCTTCTAAAGCTTTAGACTCTGTTGAGTCCATAGTCTCTTCAAATTCTTCTTCCATATTATTTCCTTAATATCCGAAAGTAGGATCACTTATTTGAAATCCTGAATTAGCTGTAGGATTAAAATCAAATAAACTACTTCTAGGTCTTGTCATAATTCCGTATCGTAAAGCATCGTATAAGTGGTCTTCAGAGTTTGTATTAACATCTTCAGGGTTATTTTTATCTAAAGGTAATGCAGGTAATTGAGATATTAAATTCTTACAACTACTAAACATAACAAGTCTAGGTTCCTCAGTAAACTCATCTACTTGTAAACGTCTGTGTAATTCGTTTTTACCAGATACCCTAGATCCTTTTGATCTATCAGATGGCCTCCAACGGCAACCTTTTCTAATCATTTGTTCTGCTAGGCTAGGTCCAGTATCACCACGATTATGCCACAATGAAGAGTCAAGTACTCCGTATCTTATTTTCTCTTCTTGTTCTGCTTCTATTATCATATCAGCTAGATCAGTAGCAATAACTTTACTTACATACATTTCTCTGTATACAATAATTTGTTCTGCAGGACTTACTGCCATCCATACGACACCAGTATGAGATCCGTATCCATAGTCACAGGCTCTAAATCTTACCCAGCTACTAGGTATATCATAAGGTTCTATTACATGTATCTTACGATTAAACTCTGGGAATGCTGCCCCTTCATTAATATCCCAATCACCTTCAAGTAGTTGCCTTCTTTGATGTTCAGGTAACGACAGAAGGTTAGCTTCATACATACCATCATCTGAAAGGTAAGGGTTATCAAATAAAGTAGCAGGAATAAACCTGCGTTTAAATAAAGGTTCACCTTGTCTGCTATGACCTTTAGGCCAAGTTACTACTTCACCTGAGTCAATATCAGTAGCCCAAAAAGATTTCTTAGGTATTTCAGGGTCAATAAAAGTTTTTTTAACCCATTGATGTCCCGGCCCTCCGGGGTTACTTGTTGCTCTCATGTACAAAGGTAAGCCACTGTCTCTAGTAGTACGTAATCTTGAGCGCATATAATTCCACGGGTATGGACTAGGCCATTGAGTTAGCTCGTCAAAGCCAATCCAATTAAAGGCTTGTCCTTGGTATCTCATAACATCATCATCCCTATCAAGGTATGACATCCAGAGTGTTGCACCTGATGGTGCTACCCAAGTCTTATCTCTTTCCATAAATTTTATTCCGGGTACAGCCTTTGGGTATAACTGTTTGGAAACTGAAATAAGTTCTCTTAGTTCTTCTGTACTACGTCTTACTAATAGCATACTAGCATTAGGGTTAGAAAAATATCTAACAGGATCAGCAACTAAGCTATAGCTCTTTCCACCCCCAGCACTACCACCATATAGTACCTCTTGTTCTGTAGAAGCTAGAAAATCTGTTTGCGGTCCGGGGTTAGGTTTAAAAATTATATCTTGTTCAGGCAACTCTTCTGTCTGTGTTACCTGTACTGGACTTGAGATCTTTTCCACCAAGTCTTTCTTCTTCGAGTTTCTTTGCTTTTTCGAGGGCCGCTTTGTATTTTTCAGCGAGGTGGCGTTGGATTGTAGCTTCTCTCTTACGCTTTCGTTCAATTTTAACTCTTTTCATTAATCCTACATGGGATATATACCTACCTGATTCTTCACTTAACCAAGCTGATACATCTCTGTAACTGTATTGTTTAAGATACTTCTTGGCTTTTTCAAGTAGTTCTAATTCATTTGATATGGGACGTAGTATATCTATATCATTAGGATCTTGGCTATACCCAAAAGGTACTTGCCTTCCAACCCTAACTACTGATCTCCACTCAAACTCTTCATCTTCTCTTGGAGCAGGTAACTGCCAAATTTTTTCTAGTCTACTCATCTTTAGGTGGTAAAATAAATAATGGATTAGAGGTTGATACTTCTACTTTATCTGTAGCTTTAAATCCCCCACGGTCAAGAATATCTTTAGCTGCTACCATTTTTTCTTTGTTACCTAAATCAGTAGGACTTTCCATAACTTGTTTCATAGAGTATGCTGCTTTAGTTGCAGTGGTAGAAATAAATCTTTTTGTTCTTTCTGCAATTTCTTCTTGTAAAGAATTTACAATAGAAGAAGTAGAAACAGTATCTGCATATCCAGCTAGTTTACGTGCTTGAGCAGGATC